GAATTCATAATTAATAAAAGAACTAGGCCCACAAAAGAAGCAACCATTACTGCTGGATCCTTGGAGAAAGGAACTCAGGTGGGGATGCACTATGATCTTATTATATTAGATGATGTGGTCTCCTCGCAGAATATCTCAACTGAGGATCAGATCCAGAAAACCATAGATCACTACAAGCTCCTATTATCCATTCTAAACCCTGGTGGAAAGATCCTTGTTGTTGGCACACGTTGGGGCTTCTATGAGCTCTACAGCTGGCTACAGGACCCAGAGGGACCTGAATATAAACAGGTTGATACTTTCTATAGAGCAGCAGAAGATGATGATGGGAATCTCTTAATGCCAGAGATACTCTCCAGAGAATTCCTTGATCAGCAAAAGCTTACTCAAGGGTCATATATCTATTCCTGTAATCCGAAAGAAACCCCGGTTCTTCTCTCTGACTTTAAAACAAAAAGAATTGATGAAATTAAAGTGGGAGACGAACTAGTTGGGTTTGAGCTTCCAAATTCTGACAACGAAAGAACCAAATTAAAAAAGACAGTGGTTGAAGAAGTCAATTCAAGGATGGCGGAAACATGGGAGTATACTTTCAGATCTGGCCATATAATTAGATGTACCCCCGATCATCAATGGTATAAAAGACCCTCGGATAAATATGGAAGAAAGGCCTATTCTCCAATTGAAATGAATTCAAGGCTGAAACGAGTTGTAGATTTAAACTACAAACCAACGAAAGAAAATCTTTTAGATTACCAGTATCTTGCCGGAATAATAGATGGAGAGGGAGCTGTTGGACACGGATCTATGACTATTACTCAATCTATTGGTCACAACCCCAGAGTTTGTAAAAAAATAGAATATACCCTGGAGCGTCTCAAGCTTCCATTTGTAAAAAACATAACACAAGCTGGAATGATGGCCAATTATGTTATTGGAGGGGGCAGGGATATTAAGTGGAGAGTTCTTGAATTTGGGAAACCTGCGAAGGCCAATCAAATTATAAAAACTATTTGGGATCATCCAGGCAGACTGGTCGGCGGAGTTAGAAGTTATAGTGACAGCAGAGATCAAATAGTAAGTATGAGGCCCTATAAAAAAGAAAAGGTATATGCTCTCAAAACTACAACAGGTAACTATGTGGCCTGGGGATATGCTTCAAAGAACTGCCAATATCTTAATAAGCCACAGAGCTCCAGTATTAATATCTTTAAGGAGCATCAGATTCAGTACTATGAGAAAGCTCCTGATGGACTAATCTTCTTTATTACAGTGGATCCTGCTATTAGCCTCAAGGCACGCTCAGACTTCTCTGGGATCATTGTAAATGGTGTGGACTATCACGGGAACTGGTACATCAGAGAGGCCCTAGAACTTAAATTAGAGCCCGCTGGACTCATAGCCAAACTATTTGAACTAGTTGATACCTACCAACCCATGATGTGCCTAGCGATGGAGAAGTTTGCACTGGAAAAGGTGCTCAAACTCAATATTGATGCAGAGATGATTAAAAGAAATACCTCCTTTGCCATGAAGGACCTTCCAACCAATACCAGGATATCCAAGGAAGCTAGAATCAGGGCACTGCAACCCATGTTTGAAGGGAAAAGGGTCTATATTAAAAAGGAACACAAAGCTCTATTCCAGCAATTAGTGTATTTCCCGCAAGTTAAGCATGATGATGTACTAGATGCGTTAAAGAGTCAGTTACAGATAGTATTTTCCTCAGATGTTAAACCTTCTGGTGGAGATCTAGGTCCCACACTCTCTAGAAATGAGCAGAGACAATGGGATGATCTTGCTAAAAGGTTCCCCAAAGATAAGATTAGACAGGTTAAAAGATATTACGATGATTAGGAGGAATTCATGGAAATGATGGTTGTTGTAGGCTTTATGCTTGCTTTTATTGTGTTTTCGGAGGTCAGAAACTACTATGAGAGAAAAGGTTTATTAGACCGCATTATGTCAAGGACATATACAGAATATGCCTCGCATGAAATAGACAAGCAAAAACTTAAAAAAGAACCTGAAGAAGAAGAAATGATGGTTCTCTAATAGCAAGGATAAGCTATGGCACTCTCAACGGATAAGAGGACTAAAGTTCCTAAGAAGAGTATTAAAGGCGATCTCCCAGAAACAGAAAAGGAATGGATTAAGTATGTTAATGAGGCACATGATAACGGTGTCAATAACAGACGAAAATTTGAATTCCAGTGGATACTCAATCTGGGCTATTACCTAGGATATCAAGAACTTAGGTTTGATAGAAGGACCGCAACCATCAGGCTGCCACGGTCCACAGAAAGACCCCTACAGATTAATAGAATCTCCTCATTCATAGATGCACGTCTGGCCAAACTCACAAAGAATAGGCCCATCCCAAAAGTCATTCCCAATACCCACGATAAAGAAGACATCAATGGAGCTAAGTTTGCGGGACAGGCACTCAACCATCTTTGGAGAAAGACAGACCAGGAAGAGGAATATGAAACCCTCATCATGCTCGGTCTGATCAATGGAACCTCCTTTAAGAAAACTATATGGGATCCCTTTGCTGGGGACTTTGTAAAACGGGCGACTGAAAACAAAGAAGGTCAGCTGACGCTTGACGCAGCGGGAGCCATAGAAGAAGAAAAGATATTTATGGGAGAGGTTTCAAGTCGTGCCCTATCTGCCTTTAATATTATCCCAGCAGATGACTCTGTGCAGTTCGTTAAGGATCAGCCATGGATGATGGAACGAAGTTGGATGACAATAGCTGAGGCAGAAAAATTATATCCCCATCTAAGGGGCGAACTGAATCCCAACGTGAGTGAGAGGACCGACCATGAGAAGATACTTGAGAGGCTCTCATCTGCCATCTCATCCACCGTAGGAGCTGCTGTCCACCAATTACATGACTCCTTAAATGCAGACGTCCTGGTTAAATCTATGTGGATTAAGCCAATCCCTGAATATGAGGAAGGACTAGTTATAGTAGTTGTTGCAGACCAGCTTGCATGGATTGGAGAGTTTCCAAATAACTTTGGCAATAATATTTATCCCTTTGTTAAATGGACAGAAAGAACTGATGGGTATCACTTCTGGGGACAGTCAACCATTGAAAGGTTAATGAGTATTCAGAAGGCCTACAATAGATTGAAACAAAAGAAATTAAAGAACGCTTATCTTATGGGTAATGGGAAGTATCTCCTTGCTAAAGGGTCTCAGGTCATCGAATCAGCACTGTCTGATGTGGAAGCTGAGGTCATTGAATATAATCCATCTGTACCTAAACCTGAACAGATGAGATTGGCACCACTTCCAAACTATGTGGTGGAGTTGGCCAGAGAATTGGTTATAGATTTCAGGGATGTGGGAGGGCAGAGAGAAAGTTCTGCAAATCCAGGTGCTGGAGTGACTGCTGGAGTAGCTATGCAGGTAAGTGCAGAACTAAGTGATGAAGCTATAGCTCCCATCCTGGCACGTTTATCACGAACCATGACCAAGGTTGCTAACCAGCAATTGATCCTCATGAATGAGGAATATATTGAAGATAGAAAGGTTGTAATCCTTGGAGAGGGAAATGCAGTTGGAGTTCAATGGATGGCAGGCACAGACTTTCGACATGCCACAGATGTCCACATCGAAGTTGAATCAATGTTTCCAGACTTCCGTGGAGCTAAGCAGCAAAAGCTCCTCGACCTTTGGGACAGAAATATAATAACTGATCCCAAAATGTTTCTTGAAGCATTTAGATTCGGGAACTTTGATCGCATTATAGATGAGTTTGAAAAAGAAGAAGATCCAGTAGCATTAGATATCAAACTGATTAAGGACGGGAAGCAACCAGAAATAACTCCTTTCCAAAACCATCAGGCATATGTAAGGATTATGTCTAAGTGGATACAAACCCCTGAATTCTTAAGGCTAATACCTGAAAGAAAAGATCTGGCAGTACAAGTATTACAAGGACATTTACAGTTCCTTGTTCAAAGCTTGCCAAACCAAGGGGGAGCAACTCAGGAACAGAATCAGGCCGCAGTTGGTGGTCAGTTCGGTTCAACAGTTCCAGCGGGTGCTTGATATAAGACCACATGTGTTAGATACTATGGATAAACATAACTATCTCTGGCCATCGATCAGAGGTGTCTAATCTCAAATCCATTGAATCATCTTTTTATCGTCCTCGTGAGAATGGACGTAAAATACACGTTAATATCATAACAAAAGGATGAATGATGCCAGCAATGAATGCTCCAGTGGGAGATCAACCAGTTAGTGAACAACCAGATGTAACGGAGAACCCATCAACTCCAAAGCCGGTTGAAGAGAAACCAGAAGAAGCCCTCACGGAAGAGGACCTTAAATCTTTAGATGAGAAACCAGTTCCATACTCAAGATTTAAGGAGGTCAATGATAAGCACAACGCCTCTCAGAAAGTAATTACTGAAGGCAAGAAAGCTTACGAGGATGAAATCAGGAGACTCACCACAACTTATGAGGCAAAAATAGCAGCACAGCAGAATATGGTTAGAGATGAGCCAAACTATGAGTACGAAGATGAGGGTACTGCCAAGGTCAGAAGTCTAACTGAGACTATTGAAGCATTAAAGACTGATCTAAATGCGGTCAAAGGTAGACAAGAAAGGCAGACTCTTGATTCTCAACTGGATGTTATGTCTAGCAAATATCCTAAAGCAGACAAACTTGCAGTCCAAGGATGGAAGATGGTTATGCCAGAAGCAACTATCGAAGAACTCATGGAGAAGTCTCATAACGATAATATGAACCTTGTAAAGAATAGTCTCTCCGATCTTCTTAATAAGAAAAAAGAAAGACAAAACAAGGCGATCCCGATTGGATCAAATAGGCTGAAACTCAAGGAAAGCGAAAAGCCAAAGACTTGGGAGGAGGCCAGAAAGATGGCAGTAAAATATTTAGAATCAAACTAATAAGGAAACAATAATGGTACAAAATTTAAGCAATTACGATAATGTCCTAAAGGAGTTCTACGAAGGCATTATCAGAGACGCAGTAAATAACGAAGTTGTTGCATTCAAAGAACTCAACGAATCAGGAAGAGAATGGTCTGGTAGACGGGTCCTCTTTCCTTTCAAGACTGGTAGAAACAGTGGCGTAGGCGCAAGAGCAGAAGCCGCAGTATTACCAACAGCAGGAAACCAAGGCTACCAGGGATCCATCATATCAAGTACATATCAGTACGGAAGAATTCAGCTTTCAGGACAAGTCCTAGAAGCTGGTAAAAATGCTTTCGCAGCTGCTATGGAATCTGAGATGAAGGGTGTGACAAGTGACCTCGTAAATGATCTTGGTCGTCAGACTTGGGGATATGGTAATGGTGTATTAGCTCAGATAGCCGCTACGGCCGCTGATGCTGGTGCCACTGCCATTACAGTGAATAACAGATTTGGAACTCCTGGACAGCCAGGTGCAAGATACATCTTTTCTGGGATGGTTGTTGACGGTGGAACTATAGCTGCTCCTCAGGCCTCATGGTCTGCTGTAACAGTCACTAGTCTTGCCATATCAACTAATCCTGTCACTGTTGTAGACACCGTTGAGGCGGCTGCTGGGGGCTTCTCAGGAACAGATACAATCAGCTTTATCTCTAACAGATTAGCTGGTGGACTCGGACTTGAGTTAAATGGTATCCAGGGACTCATTGATGATTTCTCTGCTACCAACATCTTCTCTTCTACAGGATTCCTTGGAAGTACAGTTCAAAACATTAACAGGGGCTCAGTTGATGCATTCAATTCAACTATTCTGGCCAACAGTTCTGTTGAAAGAATTGTCGATGGGAACTTAGTTCAGATTGCCCTTGATACTATTCAGATTAAATCCGGCATGGAAGGGAACTTAATCTGGGCAGAGCACAGTGTTGTAAGAGCATTCCTTGAATCAGTAGCAAGTGACCGAAGATACTCAACCCCAACATTTGATGTAGGTGGTAGCTCCAAACTAAGCTACGAAGGGATACCTATTGTAAAAGACAGGCAGGCCCCATTTAACCAAATGCTGGTGATGAACAGAGATGTCTTAAAGATTTATAAACTCTCAGACTTTCAGTTTGCTGATCAGGACGGTGCCATACTTTCCAGACTAGGTGGATCTGGTGCAACAGATGCGTATGAAGCATTTATTCGTGCCTATATCCAACTTGGAATAGACATGGACCCCAAAGCAGCTGTGATGATTAGGGATATTAAAGTAGATTTCTAGTAATACTCTAGGATAGCGGGAGTGGTGATAGTGTCACTGCTCCCCCATAACATTAGGAAACGGAGTTCAAAATGATTAGATTAAAAAACCTTGATTTAAATACAGAGGGGATGAAACGCCACTCTGATGTATACCTTGGGGATGTTACAGCAAGCCGTCTTTGCACGGTCTTTGTTGCCCCTATTGATTGTGTGGTTGATCTTGTAGACCTCTACAATAGTGACTCTCAGGCAGTAACTACTTCGCCTGTTGTGTCTCTATTTATTGGAACCGCTACAGCAAATACTCTTGCAGCAGATTTTACAGCTACTCAAAGTTTTGGAGCAAGACTTAGATTCACACCATCTGCAAACAACAGCTTAACAGCAGGAACCAGACTGGTAATGTCCTTCAATATCAGTGGAAGTTCTAACTGGTCAGCAGCAATGGTTCACGTGAAATACACTCCACTGAAGCACAGGAGCGAAAATTAATGTGTATGACCCCAGATAGTAGAATGGTGAGCAAGGTCCAGTCTTACGACTCGGACCTTTTCATCGTTTGGAATAATCGAAAGCAGTATTTTGAATTAAGAAGAAAGCAGGCAGTGAGTAATACTCTCATAACTCCAGTTACTCAGAGCATCTATGACGCTGAGGGAACTATTACCTTTGCTCCACTTGATGAGAGACTTCTTTGGTGGATCTATGAGGCAGATTCATGGGCGCATGGTGGCCCTAAATTACATGCACTCAAAGGTGATACCAGATGGATTGAATATCAAAAGATAAAAGATAAGGCCAAATATGCTTCCTATCACGATAGAGCAAAAGATATGTGGCACCAATTAAACAATAAATATGTAACCAGATATAAAAGTAGAAACTCAAAGTTTCCAGTATTTGGAAATAAGAAGAAACAAACGGCATGGATAAGACCAGACGTAGGAGCAAGAACTAGTCCAAGACTGTTCTCACGCTCAACTGCAAATGCCAAAAGGTATAACTACCAGAAATGACACTGATACAGATCATTGATTCAGCTAGATTTCTACTCAATGAGGATCTTGATTCTGGAAGAACTTTCCCAGATAACACATCTAGTTTCTTTAAGGATGATACCTTGCAGAGATATGTAAACATAATCCAGGAAGAAGTTCAAAATGAAATGGTTATGAGCTATGAGGATTATTTCCTTACTTCTATCTTTCTTCCAATTGAAGGTGGTTGTGCAGCTTATACTTTGGCCAGTGGAACTATGAAGGTCCGAAGGGTTGAAGATGTTAGGGGCAGTGATCAAAACTCTACAGAGCTTAGACCAGTAACTATCAATCATAAAGAAACCAATAGCTTTGAATTAAACTCATCTATTTTAGTGGGAGGCGGTTATTACCTCAGAGGCAATGAAATTGTTCTTACTAGTACTCCTAGTTTTACTGATGCTTCTGCTATCCAGGTGCACTTCGTAAAGAAGGCAGCTGATCTTGTGGCAGCTAGTGCTGTTAGTGAGATCCCTCCTGAGCATCATGGGACTATTGTGTATGGTGTTTTGAAGATGGGACTTTTTCAACAGCAAGCAGATTCAACAAAAGCAGAATTAGAATATGAAAGAAGATTAATCAGACTTAAAGGATATGCAGAGACCAGGCAAATCCAGAGACCACGTTTGGTCAAGTCTACATATGGAGATGATGATTAGCATCTCAAGGAGTTGAGTATGGCCTACATGAAGGAAGTTCTGGTTAGTACGGTCCTGAACACCGCAAGTGGAACAGTGGTTATAGGGCCTGTAGATATCAGTGAATATGACAAGTTTTCTCTTTTATATAAGAATCTGGGATCAACGGCATTACTTGATATGAATGTGGATCTTGCCATTGCCCCGATGGGGACTGCAAACTCACTTATTTTTGTTAGTGCTAATACTGCTGTTATTCCCGTCCCTTCAGCATTGGGAGACAGTGGATCTTTTCTAACAAGTGCAGTTAACAATGCATGGAACTGGTTAAGGATCAGAGCACATACCTCTGCCACAGCTGCTACCAATGGAACAATCATTGTGGCCATCGGTGGACATAGGAGAAATACCTAATGGGCACGGTTACTAGGGCATTCTCTGAGATAGATGGAGCTATTGGAGAAGCAAGCTCTGTTAACAGGAGTTGGGATGATCTCTATACTCTCGTTAATGGAAACATTGATTCTGCTAATATTGCTGGTTCTGGAGTAGCTACAATTAATATTCAGGACTCAGCTATAATAACATCCAAGATTGCAGGTAGTGCAGTAACAACAATTAAAATAGCGGACGCAGCAGTTGAACTACAACAATTAGCATTCGTAGAAGTTAAAATATTTGCAACGGAGGTTTTCTAAATGGCACTTACAATAGTAAAGAGGCCTCTTGGTTTCCTAACCGATGGGCTTCCAAGAGAGGTGGCAACAACCTCAACGGCATCAGCCTTAGTCCATACGGCCCAAAGCTCATCTCTTATAACAGAAGAATTGTGGGTATTTGCATCAATGGATCAGACCCAGACAGTAGGACAGACCTTGAATTTTATTATTAATTCAAATTCATTCAGCATAGAGATACCTGTTAGAGCAGTAGAACACCCTGTCCTTCAGGGTTTCTTTTTGATGGGGAACACCTCGGCATCTAGTGGAAACAAAGTTGAATTCTTTGGATCCTCTACTGCGGGAATGTTTTTACACGGGTATGTAAATAGAATCACGGAGACCACAGCGATATGAGTATTTTAAGAAGAATTGCCGTACTAGAAAGAAGCTCAATGAAAAGTGAGGGATGGAGGAGTAATGGAATCGTCGTCATGGACGCCACAACATCAGCTCCAACCAAGCCCTCTAGTATGACAACAGATACGATTATGTATAATATCATCAGATCTCAGACAGGAGATTTGGCAGAGATAGAAATGATACTTCAGTGGGCAGGAGCCGGAGGCTCTGCAGCGGGGAGTGGTGATTATCTATTTGGAATGCCCGCAGGACTCAAAATAGATGGGACCAAATTGGCATTCTATACTCCATTAGAAGCAGGTGCTGGTGGATTTGTCTCTACCAATATAGTAGGTTTTGGTATTTTCAATCAAGCAGCTACTGCACTAGATACTAAGGTCATAGCATTTGATGCAGACAATGTTAGATTATTCATAAATGCAGAAGCATCTGGAAGTAATGGTGCTATAGCCTCCTCACACGCACCCTTTACAACTGCTAACCAAGGTTATTACTTGAGATTTACTGTCCCTATTTTATGAGGTTAAGGATAAAAAAATGAAAAAAATAGAAGTATTTGAAATATCATCAGGCAAACTTGTGGCAGGAGATCACGGGGATTCAGTCACGATAAGTTCACTTAAAGCAAAGATGATTAAGAAGCTAGATATCACGGACTCTGCCAAATATAGGATTGAAGAAAAAGATACTTCTGTTGAAGATGCAAAAAAGAAACAAGACGTATTAGATAGAGTTAGAGAAATATCAGAAATGAAAAGAGATCTAAATTTAATCGATCAATCATCCAAGCCAGCATGGGAAAAGAAGATACTAAAAAGACTGGTCCTGGAACTTTAGGTATGAACTATGGGTTTAAGAACTCCACCAGCGGTAAGCATAAATCAATTCAGAGGAGGGTTTAGATCTACCTCTGACTATACTGATCTAACGGATACAGAGACCAACTCATCTGAAAATGTAGAATACGGACCTAATGGAGATCTTACCCAGAGAAAGGGTTCTCTCAAAAGACTCAATACTAGATTGGTTGCAACAGGTCTTACGGCAACAGAACCCATCACAGGTCATTATCATTTCAGGAAATTAGGAGGAAGTGCCTTTGACCTTGTTATGGCCGGAGACTCTATTTTTAATTATAACTCCTCTACTGCTTCAGCAATTGCTACTTCATTATCAGATCTCTCTCAAACCTTTTGGGACACAGCTCAAGTTCAGGATCCAAGATCTGCATCAGATGATGTAGTTCTTATGACCAACGGAATAGATGCCATTCAACTTTGGAATGGAAGTGGGACCGCTATACTTCTAAGCAGCTTAACCTCTGCCTCACAGGTTCCCATTGGCAAGTTTATCCTTGAACACAAGAAACTAATTTATGTGGCCAATTTAGTAGATAGCACAGAAGTAGATTCCCCCGTACAGGTTAGAAGATCTGAGATAGGAGCTGACGGAGCTCCCAATCCTCACAGGTTCCCAGACAGTTTCTTTATAGGAGGCTCTTCAATTGATGGAGAGTTAACAGGACAGCTAGCACTAAATGACCAGATATTCTATTACACCCAAAATACCATATGGAGATTTATTCCTGGACTAGGAGACGTTAATGACCTGGAACAATTACAAAGTAATATTGGCTGTCTCGCTCCCAGGACTCTGGTTGCTGTGGGAAATACCCATGTGTTTCTAAGTGATAGGGGAGTCTATTCTTTTGATGGATCTAAAGTCCAACATCTCTCTCAGAAGGTTGATGATATTATTTTAAAAGACACCACTCAATCAACCCTTAAATTCGCAGTGGCACAATTTGATTATGAGAAGAATCAATATATTCTTTATCTTCCAGGACAGGGTGGAACACGTAATAACTTAGCACTCACATTTGACCTAAGACTATTAGAATGGCAACCACCCACAACAGGCAGAGAAGTTAATTTCATCTCTACCTTCTTAGATGGAAACGAAAGATTTCGTATTACGTATGGAGATTATCTTGGCTATATGTATCAGGACAATATTGGATTAAACGATGGAGTATCAACAGGCTTTAATGATTCTGTTACAACGGCCACCTTATCGGTTGTTACGGCAACCTCTGCCACGTTTCCTACAGATAACGATGGGCTGGGTGGTCTTTTGTTTAATATTATAAGTGGTACAGGAGAGGGCTTTTCTAGAAGAATTATAAGTAATACGTCTAACACATTAACCCTGGAAGCTAACCTACAAACACTTCCTGACACAACTTCAATATATACAGTGGGAGCAATAGATTCTTTCTGGCAGTCAAAGGATTATGATTTCTCAGGACATGACATATTAAAACTATTTAAATCTATTACAGTTAGATTAAGAGAAGAAGGTATTAGATTTCTTAATATGCAATACATCATTGATTTCAGAAGAATCCCCTCATCCACTCTTAAACAAATATCTTTATTCATTGATGGTTGGGCATGGGGTACTTCCGTATGGGGTCAGAACAGATGGGGCAGAAGACAAAACTTTAAAGCAAAAGTATCCTTAAGAAATACAGGTTCTCAATCCTTAAATGGAACACACATCTCATTAAGATTTTCTAATAGGAGAGCTAATGAGGAGTATAGAATTAGGGATGGACATTGAAATGGTTCAGGTAGGTAAGCGATGAGTTTGATGGCCAAATACTTTGAAGAAAGGGAAGGCTTCTTTATCATGGAGACCGAAGAAGCTTTTGCTAGTTACAAGATAACTGAGGAGCAGTGTTACATAAAAGACATATATGTATTACCAGAACACAGGAAGGACGGAATAGCTTCTAATCTGGCAGATAAGATTGTTGAGAAGGCAAAGAGACATGGATGCACAATGCTCGTAGGTTCTGTGTCTCCAGAGGCAAACGGAGCAACTAATAGTATGAAAGTCCTTTTATGTTATGGGCTTAAACTAAGTCACATTAATAAAGACGAAGGCCTAATTATTATGGCCAAGGAGATTTGATATGGGAGGCGGTGGAGGAGTAGTAAGTAAGGCAACAAGTTCAGCAGGACTTACAGCTGCCTTTGGACCAGCTGGAGGGTTGGCGGGAGCAGGTAAAGATCTTCTCTTTCCCAAGGTTCCAGGCTTTGACTTTGGAGGGATAGCTGATCTTGAGCGTAGGGCCAGAGAAAAAGAAGCAGAGGAAAAAAGAAAGAGAGAGGAACTTACAAAGAAGCTCAGGGAAAATCTCACCAAAGAAGAAGAAGCTCAAAAAAAACTAATTGGAGTCAGGGGAGAAAGAGAAGCTGCTGTTGAAAGAACTCTCCAGGAACGACTCGGTGGGATAGAAGCTCTTACTGAACAGGAAGGAATCCAGACAGGAGAACAAGCAGCTGCAAGTGGTCTGAGCCGCTCGACGTTTGCTCAGAGAGCACAGGAAGGTGTGACCCTGAGAGAACAACAAAGAAAGGGACAGGCACGTGGAGAGGCAGCAGCAGAGATCTCAGAGATAGCCAGAACAGAGCAGAAGCTTCAAGAAGATATTAGAAAGAGAAGAGCTCAAACAGAATTAGAAATAGAATTTGGAGACCTCCAGACACTTGTCAGACAGAAGGATTTCTTAACAGCTCAGGGAGCAGAGCAGAGATTTCAGGCAGAGTTTGGACAGCTCCAATTGGAGTCCCAGAGAAAGCAACAAATGGCATCAACCTTTGGAAGCTTTGCTTCCAGTGCTGCAACCATATTTGCATGCTGGGTAGCAAGGGAAATCTTTGGTCCTGACAATATTAAGTGGGTTGCCTGTAAGCATTATATTTTAAGAGACTCTCCCCTTTGGTTCACTAAGCTATATCTTAGGCATGGGGAAAGGTTCTCTTTGGTAATCAGAAGACACAAATGGCTTGGTACTATATTGAGACCATTATTTGAATACTTTGCAGTAAGGGGAATTAGAAATGGCAATAGATCCTAATTCTATACTCCTCATTAGCTCTCCTATTAGAAAATCTTAATGAGATGTGTGTTCCATTTAAGGATTGAGAACCTGTATTTCTTAAGGATACTTTTGCTTTAAAGTTTTGTCTTCTGCCCCATCTGTTCTGACCCCATACG